ACTACACAGACACTAAACAAACAGGAGCAGATATGAATAAAGATGGCGCAATGTTTTTGATGATCGTGGGCTTGATTATCACGTTCGGTGGTGTAGGTGGCATCGAAGTCAGCGGCAACGATCGTGAGTTGATGGGTAGCATGATCGTCAGCATCTTGGGCTTGGGCGTAATGTACTGTGGCTTATTGGCACTGAAAGTACTTGACAGCCGCGAAGTTTGAAGCTATACTACACGAACACTAAACAAACAGGAGTCGAAATGAAATCATTTATATTTGGTACTATTTTTGGACTGGTCCTAGCTACAGTTGGATTCAGCGGCATTGCTAAGATGTTGGACCGTGGTGTTGAAACTGTTAAGACACAATCACAGGAGTTGGCCAAATGAGTATCCAATCTATCAACGCAGAGATCCTAGCAGGCGGCTTTACCAACGAACAGTTGAGTTCAATTGGCGATGCCATCAAGTTTGCCCGTGCCCAGTTGGCACGTAATGTGGCCAACACACTGAAGCCTGGCGCAACCGTTCAGTTCCGTAGCAACCGCTCGGGTGTAGTCTACCGTGGTACACTGGAGCGAGTCAAGTTGAAGAACGCTATCGTTAACACTCAGCAGGGCCGCTACAACGTGCCAATGAGCATGTTGGAGGCAGTATGAGCATCCAGATTGCGGGCCTGAGCCGCCGTCAGCGAGCCATCGCTGATGTGCTTTGGATGATGGGGACACGTGAAGACGCAGAGCGATTCATCAAGAGCTTGGAGCCAGCTACTCGCAAAGACGCAGAGACTGTAGTCGAAATGATGATGCTGGCAGTGATCGATGAAGTTGATACAGTTGATGATTCGGTAAAATCATTGATTGACAACCTCAAGTAAAGACCGTATAATACACACTTACATTAATTACACAGGAACACACAATGGCAAAAGCAATGAAGCAGGACAAAGGCGCAACAGTACTAGAGTTTGATACGGATGCTATCAAGGCTCGTGAGTTGGAAGTAGCACAGGAAACAGACGAGCAGATTCTGGAACGCTTGGGCGAACGCTTTGAGATCCTCACTGAGATGACCAAGGCTGTGAAGTCAGGTGATGTCCGTGCTATGATCGTATCAGGTCCTCCGGGCGTTGGTAAGAGCTTTGGTGTTGAAGAAGTACTCAGCAAGGACGACTTGTTCAACAAGCTGGGCGAACGCAAGCCACGCTATGAGATCGTTAAGGGTGCCATGTCAGCACTTGGACTCTACGCAAAGCTGTATGAGTTCTCAGATCCCAAGTCAGTGCTGGTGTTCGATGACTGTGACTCTGTGCTTATGGACGAGCTGAGCTTGAACATCCTTAAGGGAGCCTTAGACTCCAGCAAGAAACGTTACATCGCTTGGAACACTGACTCACGCTTGCTTCGCTCAGAAGGCATTCCAGATCGCTTTGAGTTCAAGGGTGCGGCTATCTTTATTACTAATATTAAGTTTGAGCACGTTCGAAGCAAGAAGCTGAAGGATCACTTGGACGCATTGGAAAGCCGTTGCCACTACATTGATCTACAGATGGACACTAACCGTGAGAAGATCTTGCGTATCCGACAGGTAGTACAGGACTGTGGCATGCTTGATCACTACGAGTTCGAAGATGTAGTTAAGGATGAAGTAGTAGACTTTATCGTAACTAATCAGAACACACTCCGTGAGCTAAGTCTCCGTATGGTACTCAAGGTAGCAGACTTGCGTAACAGTTTCCCTAACAGTTGGAAGGCTATGGCCAAGACTACATGTATGCGTAGGGGGGCATAAGCTATGAACTCACGTATGGATGCTGACTACGCGACACTCAAGCCCTTGGGCTGTACATACTTAGGGCCGGACTATGACCCTAGGACTAGCCGTAGTGCTCCACCCTACTGCGGCTGTAAGACTCTAGTAGAAGGTACGCTGTACTGTGAAGAACACTACAGTCTAATGTATCAAAAGGGCAGTGCACTACGTAAGCGTAAGAAGGACACACGGCGTGCAGACGCTCTCCGTCAGCTGGTATCAGACTTCAATGCCGCTGTAGAAGAACTTGAAGCAGAAGGGTTTGACTGCTATGGTTCGGAAGTTGTAGACGAGATGGCATAGGTGGTGGTGGTGGCTACCCTGGGGGCCCTGGGGTAGTAATTACAAAGTGTTGCGTCCGCGCAACATTTTGGCATGCCAAAAGTTTCTCAAAATTCCCCACCCAGTTAGATGTATTTCACCAGGGGTTAGGTTCTCCGCCCCCTTTTTTTATTGTAGCGCAGATTTTTACTGCATGCATAGGTCGGTCCTGTAAGATATAGGTTCGGTCCCCGGTTGAGAACTATAGAGCACTATAGTAAATAATAGCACTATGTTGCTCACACTAGATCTATCACTAGAACAGCTTGATCGTGTACAAGACTATATTCAGCCTAGATCTAATGATCTGCTCAACCTACAGCGTATTATATACATTCTATATGACGATCTCACTGATCACTATATAACGCTAATCGACTGTGAACCTAAAACAGCTACGTTTCTAAGACTGCTTTAAACTCACCAGGTCAGATAGATTTTCACTGGTTAAAATTTTTTTTGCTGTATTTTTTGTGGGCTAGTATAGTGGTCTATGCTAGTACTATTGTGGTTTAACCGTAGCGTACACGGAAATGATTCAGTGACTCTACATCAGAGTGCCAGCTGATAGCGAACAGCTCGGTAGAACGTATATTAGGCATAGCTATATATACTACACCGCCTTCACGCTGACCTGTACGGTATTGACTACGATCTAGGTTATGTTGCTTACACCATCGATCTAGTTCACCAGCTAGGGTTTCTTCAGCTAGCATACGTAAGTGTATGTCGCCGCCTATGGGAAATTCAACTCTAATCATACTATTAATTATCATAGTAGAGAATGGTGGCCTAAAAAATTCGCTACAAAATTTGCGCTGAGGCGCTTCGCGCTGTTTGGACTCATGCCCCCGCCCTTTTGCTAAATATTCATAACAAAACAAGGAGTAGGCCATGCCTAGCAATTTTAATTTAAGCCCAAATGATCGTAAAGCACAGGAAAGCTATGCAGTCGGTACACGTGATCTAGTGTTTTTACAAATAAATGTTAACTGTGCAACAGATAATCTATCAACTGATTATACAGCCAGCGACAGCAATTTTCAGCGACTACTACAGGTCCTACAACAGCGTTTAGAAATCTACGGTGTTGGTGAACCAAACAGTAGTAATGAAGTTACTGTGATTGCTGCACGTAGCACAATCCCTTACACAGGCAACGAAGAACAGGACGCAGGTGGTAATGTCACTGTATTAGAAGACATGATCGACGCCAGTGAATATTTTTCCAGCTCTAATGTTTTCCAAGGCCAAATCAACGGTTGGTCCATTGAAAACGACTGCTAATCACTAGCTGAATTTAAAACAAGCCCAGTTCCATAGCTGGGCTTTTTTACGGCTCGTAAATATGGCTATGAAGATCAGACTCGCAGAAACTCGTGGGCGGGTAGCCAGTCCACGTACCAACAAGATTGTCAGCTATCGTAGTTTTGACTGTATGAGCTACCGTGCTCCTGAATATCCCAGCTGGGGTCCTGTAGATACTGTCAACGATGATCGTACAGCACCCGGATTCATTACCACTTGGCACAATCACATGGGCCTGGACATATTAAGTTATGTTATAAAAGGGTCAGTAGAACACCGGGATAGTTTGGGCAATCATCAAGTGGCCCAGGCGGGTCAAATTCAGCATATGAGTTGTGGCTCGGGTATTTGGCACACAGAATCCAATCCCGGACCTGGCGACAATCGCTACCTACAGATTTGGCTACGGCCTTCTCAGCGTTTTCTAGAGCCACCCAAGTACACCCTAATCGATCGGCCACATGAGTTTGCTCCCCTGCCCGTAGAATTATACTGTCCGGCGGTTCGTGTTTGGGCAGGATGGTTAGATCATGAGATCACTGTGACCAACAGCTATGCGCTGGTATTGGAAGGATTTATCTGGGCCAATGGTGAAATGCTGTACGAGGGTGACTCTCTAGACACGGAAAACGACTCAGTGACCTTGACTGTGTCAGCACCCGCACACGTTGTCGTATTTGAACGACTTTAGTCTCGTAATAGATCTAGTATGGTTTCCAGCTTGGCACGAGTAGTTCGTGAGCTTAATGTAGTTTTAACACCTTGGTGTAAGGGTTTGGGCCAGCGATCATAGTCTACCCAGCAGTAGCCGGCATGTTCGTCATTTAGTGTGGGGACGAACTCATCTTCTACTATCAACACATAGGTATTGTAGTAAAACGCATCATCTGGTGATGAGTAACGCTCAATGGGTATGGTCTTGCTAATTTTGGGTATAGTGCCCAACTCTTCTTCAATTTCACGTATCAGTGCTTGATAAGGAGTGTCATCTGAAGGTTCTTGTTTACCACCTGCCAGTCCCCAAGTGCCCGCTGTGCGTCCGTTGTTGCGTAGTAGCAATAAGAAGCGTTTAGTATTGCGGGCTAGGAATACACCGCCTGCGCAGGTAATACGTGGATTTTGTGGGGTCATTTACAATACAAGTCGCCATAGACCGGGACCGTACACGCCTTCATATGATTTCATCCAGGCTTCACCGTCCCAAACATACTGAACTCCAGTACGTGAATTAGTTATATAGGTCAGCTGGTCGACTTCGTCACTCTTGAGTATGCGATTCCACTTGACGCCATCCCACTGTATGATGTCGTTGGCCCGGGCTGTAAATGCTGATAGGTCTCGGTTTGTCCAAGCACGTACACCCTCGCGATCACGAGTTGGATCACCGTTTTCGTCCAGTTCTATCCACTCGCGGCCACCTTCTCCGCCCACTATGTCTTCTAAGATCAAGTAGCGAATATCAGTTGCTGGCCATCCTAAGCCGTCTGGATTGTTTAGATCATCTGGACGTGGATTGAATGTTGTTGGGTCAATGATAGCATCCACTGTACCACGTGGATAAGCGCCATCCATGTCTTCGATAATGGTATTGGATGGTAGTGTGTCTTGGTCATCAAAGTTTACCAACATGACCGCATCATCTGTTGGATCCAGTGTGATGTTGCCCACGATTTCTGATCCGTCGGGCTTTTGGAAACGTATAGTCGAAAGTCCCGCGGCAAACTTGCCCGGGTATAGATCCAGTATTGAATTCCAGTTGATTTCTGCGCCCTGCTTAACAGGTACTACGATATCGCTAGGATTAGTACTTGGGAACTGTACAAACACATTGGATCCTTCTGCTAGATCTTCGCCTAGAGGTTCTGTCAGTGTAACTGTAAGATTGGCCAAATCGCCTGCGTAGCTTTCCACTGTGTAGTATTCGCCACCAATGCGTATTTGTGTGCCTGCCGGTGGAGTGGCATCTAGCCCAGCAATACTGATAGTCTGCTGTCCACGTGAGTTGGTTACGGGTGTGCCGTTTACCACAATGCGAGTAGCTGAAGCACGAGCTCCTGGTTGAACTGTTTCGGTCTGTTGCGTACTTTCGCCTTCACGCATCAGCTTGGCTGTGCCATTTACCAACAGCACACCCAGGTTGCCCAGTGTGTGACGTCCTACTGATATGCTGACACGGCTTGAGAAGTAGTCAACTGACTCTGAGTCGGGATATGCGCCGCCAGCAATAGTGCCAGCTGAGTCCGCAAACATATTGGTAATGATCTGTGTAATGATGCCCAGCTTTTTAACTTTAGCCGGAGTTGTTAGCCATATAGGGCTGGAAAAGTTCAGTGAAGCAATATCAATGTCTTGTTCCAGACCTGCGGGAATTGAACGGCTTGAGAATACCATGCCAGTAAGTTCCACTAGGCTTAGACTGGTCCAGTCAATGTAGTTTGAGTTGGTCTGTATTTCCATTGAAGGATTAAACAGCACCAATAATTGTTCTAGAATCTGTAGCTTTTGATCAACGTTGGTTGTCCAAATGTCCGCGGTCATTTGCAGCGTAAACGGAGTGGGCATTAGGCGTTCTACAGTATAGTTGGCGCCCTGTGTGTTTAGGTATTCGTTGTTTTCTTCATCAAAAGCACGTTCACGAATATTGATTTTTGACACGTAGGTCGGATCTTGTAGTCGATCACGAGCAAAGTCCAGGCCTTTAATATAGCAGGCAATGAATGGCGCACTCTGAACAATGTTCTCAGAGTTCTTGTTGATGATCTGTGCTACCTGTCGATTCATGTCACCAAAGCGCACTGGAATCTGTGTCAGTCGACCTTTGGCGTCCTTGACTTGAAAATTACTCATCAATCGCATAAACTGCGTTAGATAGCGTTTAATC